ACGCAGTACCCAAACTGCCCAGCATCATCAAGATCGCCGGGTTGCCGCTGTCGATCTGGTTGAAGAACATCATCACCATGATGCCAAAAAAGCCAACCGTCACAGCGCCAGCCAAGATGGGTGGCATCAGGCTGCGAGTGGTGGCCTGCATGTCCCGTGCTGACTTGCGGTCTTCCACTTCCAGCTTTTCAAAGTTCAGACCCAGTTCCTGCGCCTGCTTTTGCAACTCGATCTCGGCAATCTTGACCTGGGCAATCTGCTCGGCTGACAGTTTGTTGTTGGAGATCATGTCTCCCACCTTATCAGGGTCAACCCCGATGGCCTTGGAGATAGCCGACACAGCCATGCCTGCCAGTGGACCACCAAGCGCCGTGGCGATGGTCGGTGCGATTTGTTTGAGCCAGTCCATGCTTACCCCTTTAGGTCAAAACTTAGGTTTGGATGGCGGGGATACTGAACCACTCGCTCGCCCTCTGGGCATTTGTATTTAATCGTCGCCAGCAAAGTGGCCCTGCCATCAGCGATCTTTTCTTTTTGCACCATCGTAAGCTGGTACGTGAAGGTGTCAATTTCTGGCCCTGCTGGGCCGCTAAACTTGCTGGCCGTGGTAGTCGCTGCATGGACCATGCCCGCAGCATCTCGAATGCTTGGGGTAAAACTTTCAACAGAGCAATCGTCGCGCTTTTTGATCCGCGCAACGGTGACGTTAATTGGCTCACCGGCCTGCGCCACGATCTTGAAGTTCTCAGGAGACCATTCGATGATGGCCCTGTCAAGCCAACCAAATTTGTCGGCCAGCGTGTAACTGCCGCCTAGCGCGGCAACGCTTGCGGCAACTGCTCCGATGGCCTTGGTAAGGTCAACCATCTCAGTGCCCTTTGATCCAGCTTAAGGTAAACCCTACTCCACTGGAAATGAATGACACAAAAGCCATTCCAGCCCAAAACCCACCACGGCCTTGGTTCGCAAGGGCCACCAGTTTCTCGACATGACTTTCCATCTTGTCGATCTTGGTGCTCATCTCATCGAAGCGGCGTTCGTAACCCTTGACGCGCTCCCACAAGACTCCGTACTTCACTGGGTCGATCTCGGCCATTTCTGCTGATTCCATCATGAAAGTTCCCGTATTTTAACTAATTTGTATTAAGGCGCAAGGTAGTTTTGTTTGGTAGTTTTTGGGGCCAGTTGGTTTGGCTGTTGCAGTGATTGTTCAAACTGCTTTTTTACTTGGCGTGTACGCGCAACTTCAGCGGCTGTTTGCACACCAGGTATGCGCACTGGCAATTTCTGCAAAGCCTCAAGGCCACGCAAGACAGCACCAGAAGTGTTGCTGTAATTGACAGCGCCAGGCTCTTTGACCACCACATCTTTGATGGCATCTCGTAGATCCATGATCTGATCACGGCCAGATTTGCCATACATGTAAACCAGCTTGTCTTCGTTGTCCAATTGATTGATCAACGTGTTCAGGTTTCTGAAAGACATCTGATCACCTTTGGTGAGCATCTCTTTCATCTGTTGAATGGTCTGGCCTTGCAATTCTTTGTAGGCTTGTTGGCCGGCTGGTCCACCTTTTTTCAGCAAAGTGGTGACCGTGCGCATTTCTTCCAAAGAGCCGTCCAACACAATATGCTTGAACACATCGTCAAGCGCCACCCTGCGGTCAGCGTAGCCAGATTTGGTGCTCAACAGCTTGTCCACTCTGGACACGTCTTCAAACTGCTTTGCCAATTGCTCTCTGGCTTTGCGTGCTGCTTGATACAACTCACCGCCGGCACCCTCACCCATCTGGGTAATGATGTTCTTCATAGGCTTGGCGTTTGCCGAATCTTTGACCGTGCCAATTTGTTGGTAGATGTCTTCAAGCGCACGCACAGAAATTGCGCCAGTGTTTTGTGGGTCATTCATTCTCAATGACTCAGCCACAGAATCCAAAATTGGATCTAGCTTTTGGCGCTGTGTTGGTGTCTTGGTGTTGATGTAATCCAGCAAACTTTGATACGGCACTTGTTGCAATGTCTCGCCAGCGTTGTCGGCTCGGGCATACAACTGCTTGTAAGCATCAAATTTCTTGGTGTACTCGTCGTTCAACGCCTTGTCTACGATTCGGCCCACAGCCCTCATCTGCGTTGGGTCGGCAACTTCTGCACCGACTTCGCTAGTCATGCGTTCAAAGTTGTTGATGATGTCTTGTTTTTGGCCGGTCTTAAATGTTCTGGCTTTTTCAGACAATTCAACTTTTACGTCTTCAGGAATGCCAGCAATGACGCCACGCTGAACTTCAGACTCAAACTGTTGCTTTTGTAAATTCTTTTCACGCTCACCAGCCGTGGCACGAATGCCCAAACGCTGCAAACGCTCTTGGCGCATCAGATCTTCTGCGGTAGTCGCAGCGCCCATGCCCTGCATTTGAGGCTGTTGTGGCGTTGGCAAGACTCTTGCCAAAGCGTTTTGCACTGGTGGTGCCATTTGCGCAACCATTGGCCGCAGGGCAGCGCCGGTCTGCTGTATGGCAGGAAAAGCCAGAGCGTTCAACGAAGTGCCAACACTACCAAGTGTTGGCGGCAGTGCCGCAGTCAACGGCTGCAAGAACTCGCCAACGGCACCCAACGCTTGCCTTGCGGTTTGTGTACGGGGTTGGTACTGAACAGCCTTCATGCCTGCTTCCATAGCCCTGCGGCCTTCTGGCGTGTTAATGCCTTGACCGCTGGCAGCAAGTGAGATGCCACCGGCAATTGGAGAGATTAAACCTCCGGCCAAAGTCGCACCCAGCGCCAGCGGTGTTTCTATGATGCCCGAGATTCGGTCACGCATAGACACCTCTGGTGGCTTAACGCCAGTCACAACATTTTCAGCGCCTGGGATTGCCGCAGCCGAACCCAAACCGATGGTCTTGTAAAAGTCCATCTTGGGGATCTGGCTGTAAAACTTTTGGTGCAGTGAGTCAGCCAATGTCAGGTCAGGAACATCGTTGTACTGAGGGTACTGTGTTCTAAATTCAGCAAGTGTTGCCATTTATTGGCCCCTAATTCCAAGTCCAAGTGGATCGTTGTTTGTTGCGCCAACTGCACTTGGAATGCCGGTTATAAACTTAGGCGAAATGTTTTTTGCACCTGGCCCTGCTTGAATTTTCATAGACTCAATAGCCAATCGCCTTGCTCTGGCTTTTTGTTTTACAACTTCAGGATTGTCATTAATTTGTGGAAAGTATTTTTCATCTTCTCTGGCAAATTCTGAATCTGAAATTACAGCGCCAGATTCTTTTCTCAACACAGCAGTAATGAAGTTTGATTTTGCTTGATTGACTTGTTGTTGCGCTGTGCTGGTGCCGCCCAAAGCACTTGGCAAGACTCGGCCCAAGGTTCCGCCAATAAATGGGGTCTGCTCAATCACCGCACCTTTCAAAACGCCTTTTTTGGCCAAGTCTTCCAAAATGGTTTCGGCTTCTAGCATCCTGATGCCAAACGCCGTAGCGTTGGCTTGCCCCTCGTTAAGTGCCGTGGATTTGCCACGCAGTTGTGTTGGACCAGCAGCAGAAGCAACCCCAGGTGCGGCAGCGACAGCGGGTTGATCCAGCACACTGGTCATGCCTGGGATGGCTTGCGTTGCTGGTGCTGGCATACGTGGCCCAGGCATACCCGCACCAGGTGCCGCTGGAGCAGCCGCAGGCGCAGCGCCACCAATTGAAACAGGGAAAGCCTGCAAGGTGCGCTTGTTCACACCAACAATTGAGCCATCTTCAGCTTCTTTAAGTTCAAAGCCAGGATTGGCCTGTTCAAACGCAAACTTTTCCTGCGCCAAACTGAGTTGACCTTGTGATGTACGAAGTTGACTGCGACCGATGTCAATGCGCTCTTGCTCACCCGGAGCCATCATCTTAGGGGTACGACTGACTTCGGTAATTTGACCTGTCAACGGTTGGAACGTGCGGTCAATCAACACATTGCCGGTGTCCTTAGTGGACAGTTGCGGCTTGTTCATCTCCATGAACTTTTCGGTGCCCAGCTTGGACTCGTTGATCAAACGGTTTAAGCCACCCGGGGTCTGCAACAATTGTTGAATGCGGGCCATTGACTGGTCCACCGTGATACCACGGGCTTCCAATGCTTTGCCGATTACGGGGTCAGCATGGTTGGCGCGGTGCCACTGCATGTATCTTTCGGCAGCATCGGGCGAGGCTGGGTCAAGCGTTTCAAGAAAACCACGCGACTGTTTTAGTTTATCGTCAAGCAACTTAGATTGAGCAGCCGCCAATGTCGTAGGCTGTGCTGCTACATCACCTTGTAACTTTTGCTGTGTCGTGCGGGCAGTCTGCAAATCAACTAAACCCTTTTCAATACCGGGCAACTTGGAGCCAAAGCCACCAGTCGAGAGTGACCCACGCAGCCTGTTGATGTCAATTTCACCGGTCTGTGGGTTGTACGCCTCGGCGTATGCGCGGTTCAGCGCATTGGTTGATTCTTGCTCACGCTGCACTTGCCGCATTTGCAACTGGGCCAGTTGGTTTTGCTGCTGTGCGCCTTGGATAGCTGCCACACGACCGTACTGAGCCAGTGGGTCTTGTAGTTCGATGCCTCTGACGGCCAATGAGATGTTGGGATTAGTTGCCATTTTCAGTCCTTACGGGGCGTAACCCATTGGGCCTTGACCCGAGTACCCAACAGTTGGTGTCGGAGGACGCAGTGCGTTTAAGTATTGCTGACCCTGATAGTAGTTCAGACCAGTGCTCAAGGCACCAGTCAACGCGTTGGCACCACCCACGTAACCCGAGGCTCGGGCTTGACCGGCAGCACCAAAAGCCTCACTTGCACCTTGACCGTAAGCACCCAACGCATTGCTTATTCCCGAAGCCATATTTTGACCCGCTGCTCCGACTTGCTGTGCCGAAGTTTGACCAACACCGGCCAACGACTGAAGTGGGTTTAAACGGGCGCTGCGTTCAGTTTGATAACGGTTAAAAGCGTTCTGGTACTCCTGCGATC